AGGGGGGGCCGCGAGGCTCCCTCTCCAACCCAGTCTTCCCCGACCACCGATGAAACTTTGGGGTTTCTCGATGGTACATTAAGACTGGACGGCTTCCATATCCTTTCGGATAAGGTTGTCGCAAGGGTCTGTAATCAAATACAGGTTCTTGGCACCGGAAATCGCTTATAGCGCCGGATCGGTAAGAACTATTTAACCTTATGATCTCTCTCTTAAATTACGTGAGATATCATCTTAAGGTATGAATAACCTTCCCTTTCGGGTTGTCTTATTACTAAGACTTTTTCTCGTGTTCGCTGCTGTGGAGATTGTGTATATCCTGATTTGGTTTCAGGCACTATCTATCAGAGTTAGTAAGATCTTGGAGTGGTGCTAAACAGCACGCATCATAAAATGGTTCGAAAAACCATACTTCATGCGCTTACTTTCCTTAATCTCATTACTGAGAGTAGACGTGTCCTGTATATTAACCAAGAGGCTCTATACAGAATCTACGCAAGCAGAAAACCTATCATGGGTCACCCCGTAAGGGGTGAGGATAGCATAAGCTCGTTTCTTATCGAAAGAGTTAATCCTATACCTAGGGACCAAGGTCTGGCGGACGGTTCACACCGTACAGCGCAGTCTTGTATCCTCAGGTGGGAGGGACTATAGCATAGAGCTACGTTTGAATCGTAGTTATCACTAAGCTCCCCCTTCCAGCATTTTGCTAGCTGGTAAAGAATTATTCTTTTATCGATGGACAAAGCACTTCACCCTCTTTATCAATTTATTGATAAAGTACTGGCGGATTCCAATTATGTTATCGTAGATCCTCTAGATCCTCAAGGGCTGTTATATTTAACCCCTAAAGATTATAGAGAATCCATGAGAACATGGATCCGTTCAGGAACTCAGATTGTAGTATTACATAATCCTACATCTGAAAGAGATAAGAAGAGATTATTATCAAAAGATAATAATTCTGCTTCATCCTCTGACAATAAAACTAACCCCCTTTCTAAAGGGTACGGTAGAATACTGTCAAAAAGAACGGTTCTTACTAACATGCTTAAGGCATCCTGGGATGATATTAAGATGATCTCTCTAGCCAATTCTAACGGATTGGGTCTTTTAAGATTTTATCTGAGAATAGCGATTCCGCTATCTCTGGGTAAAACCTATAAAGACGTTCCCGGTAAAATGTGGATTTCTCTAAGATTCATATTGTTTCTGAAAAGAATGTACCTTACAAAAGGTCCTTCTTATACAGTAACATATCTGAAACTTAGCCAATTAGCTATCTCAAGGGCTGTTGGGAAACAACCCTTGGAATCACTAATGGAGTTAGATTCTACCTACATCCACCGAAGATTGTCCAGAAAAGGATTACCGGTTTTTATCCCTGGAGGGGATAGAAGACGTATCCTTAATGGTTCAACCAGAACTATTAGATTCTGGCTTACACTTTTCGGATTGTATAGGATCTTGAAATCTCCTAGTATCCCTAAGCTGAGTACTATCACTGCTCCTTTAGAAGCAGACCGCATGATGTTGGTCGAGTTGATGAAGTTCTTTTACTCCAATTCTGCTATATTGCTTTCGCAATTTTACAAATCTGATTTTTCAGATTTGATAGTCAGAACATGGACCAATTTTCAAACTGCATCTGCCAATTCTGAGGTTAGTTGGACTGGATTACTTTCTGCCATTAATTTGATGGAAAGAAAATATCCTAAGATCCTTAAATCAATTAAGGACTATTGTTCACTAACTCAGTTAGAGGGTTCTATTATAAGTAGTCTAATGATTACCTATGATAGAATTAAATCTTATATCTCAGATACTAAAAGTGTTTTATCACTTAAAAGTACCTTGAGATTAGGACCCTCTGTTGGAAGACTTAGTTGTAAAATTGAGCCCGCGGGTAAAGTGAGAGTTTTTGCAATGGTTGACGTTCTTACTCAGAACGTTCTAAAACCTTTGCATCTGGTTCTTTCCAGAATTCTCAAATCTATTCCAAATGATGGAACCTTCGATCAAGAATCTATGGTGAATAGAGCTGCAAAAAAAGCAGAACTATTCAAAGCCGCTTACTGTTATGACCTTTCGGCCGCAACAGATCGGTTACCCATATTGATTCAAAGATCAATAGTTTCTTCTCTTTTTGGAAGAAGATTAGCTTCACTCTGGCAATACATATTAGTCGGAAGACCATATGTATTACCGGACAACAAAACCAACAGGATCATCTTTAAAGATGATCCCGGTCTTCTCGGTAAAGGTTTAACCTATACCACAGGACAGCCGATGGGAGCTTTGTCTTCCTTTAATATGCTAGGACTGACACATCATTTAATTGTACAATTTTGTGCAAGAATGATTTGTAAAGGTCGTTCTGACCTTACAACCCAATTATTTGAAAATAATTGGTGTATCGCCTACGAAATTTTAGGAGACGATATAGCTATTTTCCATCCACTACTGGCACAGAAGTACCTTGAAGTGATGAACAAGCTTGGAGTTTCCATTAATGTAAAAAAATCTGTTATTGACGTTTCGGGTAAAACACTCGAATTGGCAAAACGGACAATACACAATGGGAAAGATGTAAGTGCAATATCTTTTAAAGATATACTTTCATCAGCTCCATTTGCTCAGAGGGTTGCTATAGTAGACAGGGTTACTCGAAGAGGAACCATGTCAATACCAATGGCAATCCAAATCACTACAGGTTTCTATGGAGAATCACCATTTTTGAGAACTTCTTATATGTTAATAGCTTTATTTTTTAAAGCTTATCATGATAAGAAGGTTTCAATCTACGATGTTTTCTTTTTACTATTTTTATTAAAAAGAAATTCTCCAGTACCAGGTGGTTCTAGATTTAGCTATAGTCATAAGATCATCCACGTATTATTTAAAGTTATTAATGACATATATGTCAAAAATGTAACCTCTTATAATACAGGAAGAAATTCTGTCTTTTCAGAAAATCTTATGACAGCTCACATAACTCAGTTCCTTTTTGCACTATATGCAATGATGCCAGATTTTCATCTGAATATCAAGATGCATAGAAATGCAGTTGGGGAACTACTAGAGTCGGTAGAGATCGTGAACAATAGGATGGTCAGAGCTAGATTCTCAAAATTAGAAAGTAATTACTTATTTTCTCTTTTTGGTCAGACTGACGACACCCTTAGTCGAGAAGTTATCATCCCTCTTTTAGGTCATCTTTATGATGATGATCCTGCCTTTAGCCTTTTCAAAGACTTAGCAGGTCAACCTAAAATAAGGGAAGTTCAAAATATGATATACTCTAATGATAGAGAAATGCATATGTTGAGAATGATCGAACCACATTCAGAATATTCTGGATTGATCGATCATTATAACTCCTCAGTTCCGAGAGTTCCTTCTTCCGTAGAAGTTTTAGATCTTTCCTCTTTGGATGATATGGTTTTTCTTATGGAAAAACTTACATCCGCAGAAATAGATGCTAAAATCTACGAAGGACCCCAAGAACTTGAAAGTTCTGATTACTCACCGTTGGGTGATTTCACTAGATCTTTTGATAAATTAGATTTATCTTTAAGAAAAGTGAACCCAACTCTAGAATGTAAATACCAAGATGTACAATCATGTTATGATAGTATACTCGGTTTCTTACATTTAGTTAAGTCCTGCGATAAAGATCTTATCTTTATCCCAGCGATAGAACACGGTGGAGTTTTGATCAGATCTATAACAATCATTTATTAATGAGACTGTTATAGCCTGTTCCCCTTTTGAACGCTAATAGCGTTTTCAGAGTGGATCATAGAGAAGGTGATTCTTATTAAATGTAAGAATATGCCTTTCCATATCCCGGGAGTTTGATCACTTATAGATCCTAAGGTTATGACCTTAAAATCATAAGAACCAAAATCCTTCTGACGGTACTAACGTATCGAAAAGTCATAATATGTTTTGCGTCTGAGGACGCCTATATTACACGTAGGCTACTTGAGACTACCCTTTCGATAGGGGGCAAAACCCCA